TCAGTCAAACGAAGCCATGTACTGTGCAAACCATTCCTCGCCCATTTTCAGCTTTAAGCAGTGCAGAATCAGCTGTACACAGCCCTCTTCACTTATTCTGGCACTGTTTAACGTGATATCGTAGTTGACGGGGTTGGTCCAGTAATTGCCGTGCGTGTAAAATTTATAGTACTCGGCACGGTAACGGTCGGTTTTCGTAATCAGCTGGTTTGCCTCTTCTTCGCTGATATCCATGCGCTGCATCACCCGCTGCAAACAGTAAGCGCGCGGGGCTTCGATATAGATACTCACCACATTCTTGCGGTCTTTTAAAATATCGTCGGCGCATTTGCCCACAATCACGCAGGGTGTAATTTATCGTAAAGAATGAGAAAAGCCCGGACGGCCCCAAGGGCGAGGCGCAAAAACCCGCAAAAACCCGCGAAACCGCATTAAATAAAGGTTTTTCGGCGCAACAAAACCGCAAGAACGCGCAAAAACGCGGCGCGGCACGCAAAGTGCACTGAAAAATTTTAAGCCCCTTTTCTGGGCTTTTTTTGTGCCCTGCCCGCCGGCGCCGCAGAACTTTACAAACCATTTTAACAGTGTTTAAACCGCATTTAAAAGGGCATTAAAAATGCTGATAAAAACCGCACTGCAAAGCCATTTTAAACGATTTTTCACAAAAATTAAAAGACCATTTAAACGTTGCTTTTACAGCATTGTCTAAATGGTCTTTTTTTGTAGTTTAATCGGACATCCGTGTCCGATTAAACTTTGTATGTCCGATTAAGCAAAAAAGCGGGTTTATAAGGATTTTAGTAATTCATACTAATATAAAAATGTCCGATTAAATCATTTTTGAAACAGTAAAAATGTTGCATGTTAGCCAACAATCCACTCCGGTTTTAAGATGCCAATAACACGCCCATTGACCCGAACAGAATCATTTAAAGGAATTGGCTTGTAATGATTGTTTAACGAGGTCAGAACCCCATCACCAATGCGCTTGATATACCCCTCCCCATCTAGAGTAACCAGAGCTATATCACCAATTGAAACTTCACCAGATTTAATTAACAAATAGTCTCCATCATGGTATTTGGGCTCCATACTATCGCCGCTTACCCGAATGACAAAATCGGCATCACAAGTTTCGGGTTTGTTTTTTACCCGAATATCAGTGAACGCCTCTGGCCCTAAATAGACACCTTTGCCGGCGCTTGCTGGTTGATCGGAAAGGCGCAAACGTATAAGGTTTGAAGGATTATAGTTATAATTCAAAGATTTTGAGCTTAATTCTAAATCTAGTAATGTACTGATAACCAACTGGCCATGACTATCTAATTGGGCGTACTTATATGCGATATCTATAAACGGAACGTGCGTCTCTAATAAATTATTGTCAGTCCACCCTAAAAGATATTCACCAGTGACTCGAAAATAACTTTCCAAAATTGCGAGAGCCTTGCTATTTGGCTCTCGCACGTTATTTTCATAGGCCACGATAGAAGAATAGCTTAGACTGGTCGCTTTTGCTAAATCAGCTTGCGTCATCTGTAGTTTGAGGCGGAGTTCCTTTATGCGGTTATTAGCTCTCATATTCTCACCCTAAAATAGTATATCACAAATTTTACGAACGTAAAACAATTAAACAAAGAAAACCGTGAAAGTATTGTATTATTCCGCTTGACTTTTACGAAAGTAAAATATATTATGTAATAAAGCATTGACGTTCGTAAAAGTTGGCTGGGAGGTGAGTATTTTGCTTATAGCAAAAGTTGAAAAAATTAAAGAAAAAAGAGTTGCCTTGGGGCTAAACCAAAAGGCTCTGTCAGAAAAAGCGGGTTTACCTGTCAATGCCATATTTCGGATTGAGCGCAATGCATATACATACACGCAGGAACTACGGGCAAAAGCAATCGCAACCGCGCTACAGTGTGACATTGAGGAAATATTTGAAAACCCGACAAGAAGCGCATAGAAGGTGGGAAAGTATGAAAAAAAAGCAAAAACGGCCGCCTTACCTCAGCCGGTGGAATGAGGAACTAAAGGCAATCTGCGATGCGGCAGCTGTGCTGGGCATTATCGCGGCAGTCATTATTACTGTTTGTCTGCTGGCGCCAGCCAAAGCAGCGGCAGTTGTCGACACCGGAATAACAGAATCACCAAATATGGTTACATTGGAAGCAAAATCACCACCGCAAAACGTGCCCGAGTTACCCGATGTACCACTTGCCCCGGAGCTGCTGCAGGCCGCAGCAGATGCTTGCGAGCAATACAACGTCCCGATTGCCGTCGCACTGGCAGTGATGGAAACAGAGAGCGGCTACCAGACTGATGCAGTAAATGGCCCCTGTGTGGGGCTTTACCAAATCAATACGACCTACGCCGCCGCCTATGAGGAGGCACTTGGAGTTACTGACATTGCCGACCCGACACAGAACATCGCCTGCGGGGTATGGTACCTGGGCGAACTGCTGCAGCGTACCGGCAACCTTGACCACGCATTGATGGCCTACAACCTTGGCAATGTTGCTGATGAACTTTGGGCTGACGGAACGAGGAGCACCAATTATACCAACAAAGTGCACGCCGCCATTGAGCGGCTTGAGGCAGAGAATTAAGGAGGGCAACATGATGAAGCAACAGCTGTTGAGCCAAACACTGCATATTGGCGAGGTTTACAGCAACCACGGGGCACTGTACCGGGTGGAAAGCTTTGACGACGATGTCGTGCGCGGCAGTGTGCACCTGCGCCGCATTAAGGATGGTTGGGAGCTGGATGCCCGCGGGGCAGCACTTTACCTTACTGAGCGCGGTGTAGAGCTGCAGTGGGACTACAGCTTGAATGGGCAGTTTACTACTGCAGAGGATTTGGGATAAGCCGAAACGGCCAGAGATGGCCGTCTGCGGAGGGGTGGCCGCCCCGCACTGACGATGGCAGGCCAATAAAAAAAGCCTGCACTATGCGGGCGGAAGGATGCCGTATGGAAAAGAAGCTTTTGAATGCACTGGAAGAAATGGAAGGAGCAAAGTTTGAAAGCCTAGACCAGGCGCTACAGAAATACAGCGGACGAGAGATCTTTAATTTTTGGTTGGAGTATGAAGGAATCATCGGGTACGGGGAAAGCATCTTGGAAGCGGTGAACGCGTTGGAATTGGGGTCGGCCCCAAAATGCATGGCTGAACCTTACGGCTACGTGAAAGAGGCTAAAAACTATAAAGCTCATCTTGCCGGGATGACGCCAGAAGAAATTCATGCTGATTTACTGGAAAAGGTAAAAGGCAAATAGCCGAAACGGCCAGAAATGGCCGTCTGCGGAGGGGTGGCCGCCCCGCACTGATGATGGCAGGCCGTGAAGAGGTGATTTTTTGGAAGCGAAACTGAGGCCGACCGAAGCTGCTGAGCTTATATCAACATCACCGCGAACCATAAGGCGTTGGATTGCCGATGGACAATTACCCGCGGAGCAGCGGCTGAATGAGCGCCGGCGGCCGGAGTACTTGATCCCATTGTCGGCACTGCCGCCGGCGGCACAGCAGAGATATTTTGACCGTCACTGCACAGAGTTGGCCCCGATAGCGGCACCAGCCAAGCAGGTACCAAAACCAAAGACACAACCGATTGACCGGTACAGTGCTGCAGAGCGCGAACAAATCAGCTTTTGGACGCAACTGGTTGAAGATTGGCAGCGGGCACGCGATAAGGTTGGTAAAAAGGCTGAGTGTGATGATAAATTTGTGCTATGGGCCCAGCTTGAATACCCGGACATACAAATCAGCGTTGAGACACTTTACCGCCGCTGGGCAGCCCTGCGCGAAGGAAACCTTGAGGGTTTGGTTGACCGGCGCGGTAAAGCACGTAAAGGCATGACCGCCCTTACCGGTGAAGTTGAAACAGCGTTTTTGACATTTTATCTTGACGAAGCGCAGCATCCAATTAAACGATGCCTGGCACTCACTGAGGAATGGGCCCGACAGCATACGCCGGAGGCACTGCCGTTGCCGGGGTACAGCACATTTTACCGTAAGGCTGGCACTATACCTTACGCTGTTAAGGTGCTGTGTCGCGAAGGGAAAAAGGCTTATTACGACAAGTGCAGTCCGTATATCCGCCGTGAATATGAGACCATCGACGCTAATGATTTTTGGGTCGGTGACACGCACACGATGGACGTTATATCGCTGGGGCCAAACGGCAAACCACACCGTTTACACCTGTCTGCTTGGCTGGATGCCCGAAGCGGAATTTTCACCGGGTGGTATGTGGGTGACCAGCCAAGCAGCCAGTCAAGCCTTAACGCCCTGCGCCGAGGCATTGAAAGCTACGGGATACCGAACAATGTATATGTCGACAACGGGCGTGAGTTTTTGACCTTTGATATTGGCGGCCGCGGGCACCGAGCTAAAAAGCGATTGGCAGATGGCAGCATACCGTTTGCGCCGCCGGGCGTGTTTGAGCGCCTCGGCATCAAAATGACCAATGCTATTGTGCGCAACGCCAGAGCCAAACTGGTGGAACGGCGATTTGAAGATGTTAAAAACTATGTCTCCCGCCTTTTCCCCACCTACACAGGTGGCAATGTGGTGGAAAAGCCGGACCGGTTAAAACATGTTTTAAAGGCCGGTAAAATACCGACAGACGCAGAAGTTATTGCGGCGATCGATACGCTGATTACCGGGTACCTTAACTGCGAGCCTTACGGAGGAAGTGTGGCGGAAGACCGCTGCATGCGGCGCATCGATGTACACCGTGCACGCTGCCCCGTGGTGCGCAAAGCTGACAAGGAAGATTTAAGGCTAATGTTGATGCGCACAAGTAAGCCGGTGACCGTGGACCGTGACGGTGTCCGCATCCCAATTAAGGGCATCAAAATTGATTTTTACGACCCGGACTTTGTACGGCAGCTGCAAGGCAAACAAGTGTATGTGCGGTTTGACCCAGATGATCTTGGCAGCGTACGTGCATATGATATGGATGACCGGTTTTTATGCGCCCTGCCACAAAGCAAATTGACTGCCGGGTACCTTGCGACACAGGACCAAATTGCCGAGCTGCAGGCGGCCAAACGCCGCGCCGAGCGTGCAACAGCAGAGTTTGCCGCAGCACTTAAGCTGCCGGATGACCCGCAGATGGCACTGGAGTTGATGACAACCCTTGCCGCACGGAATATTGCGGAATTGCCGGTTGGTGTGAGCGCAAAGAGCATAAAACTGGTGCGGGACGCGGAAGAGCCGCTGCTGCGAGCAGTGGGTGATCTGGATATGAGCCTAATGACCCAAAACATAATTAAACGACGTGGAGGTATGGAAGATGATGACGACTTATGACATTCAACTGATTGCAAAAGTGCAAAAGCACCTTGAAACCGAGGGCATGAGCCAGACCCAGCTGGCCGGTAAGGTGGGTATTTCACCCGCCGCGCTTAGCACCTACTGTGCGCAGAAGTACAAAGGAAATATTGCGGCGGTAGAGGGCAAGATAAACGAGTATTTCCGTGTCGCCGGGGCGGTACAGCAGGCAGCTGAAAAGGTTGCCGACTACATGCCGGGTGAAGATTATATCCCGACCTCAATCAGCGAAGATGTGTATCAATCCATCCGGTTTGCCCAGCTGGAGCATTGTATGGTGGTCTTACACGGGGATGCGGGGGTGGGCAAAACAAAGGCGGCCCGCCACTTTTTACAAGACTTTCCCTCCAGCGCGGTGTATGTCAGCATCAGCCCGAGCACCGGCACATTGGCCGGGGCCATCAAGCTGCTGGCGCGGGCCTTGCGGGTGCCAGAGAGCCGTAACAAGATGGACCAGATGCTGGCGATACGGACCCGGCTTGAGGGCACCAACAAGGTTATCATTATTGATGAGGCGCAGCACCTTAAATATGCCGCGCTGGAGGAGCTGCGGACGCTGACTGACGCCAACACGGCCACCGGTGAGCACGGTGTTGGGGTTGCGCTGATTGGCAACACAGAGGTCTATAGCCGGATGCAAGGCAAACAACAGGCCCAATTTGCCCAACTTTTTAGCCGGATACGCATGCAACGGCAATATGCCACCCGCCGCGTCAAACGCGAGGATGTCGACAAGTTGTTCCCGGCGCTGGCCACCCGAGGGGCCGATAAAGAACTGGAGTTTTTACTGGGGATATGCCGCAGCCCATGGGGTATCCGCGGGGCGGCAAATGTGTATAGCAATGCCGCAAATAATGAAAATGTTGAGTACAAGGGGCTTTATGCCATGGCCGCACATATGGGCATTGGGGTAATTGGCGCATGAAGAAAATACGGGCCTGTATGTTTTTGTCTGCAGGGTTTGTCAGCGGCATGGTAGTGCATATCTGTATTGCCCGCTGGGCGATGCGACCCACCGAAGTGGGCGGCGAAGTTTTGATAGTGCCGATGATGGTGCTGCTGTGGGTTGTGGGGTATCAATTGGGCCGAATGAAAGAAGAATAACAACCGGGGCCGGGTGGCCCCCCGTAATGCAGCCGACCCAGTGGTCGCCGGTCCCCAGCCCGGATAAATGCAGAGGGCGGATAAGCTGAAAGGAAGGAGTGAAAATAGTGGCAAGAAAAAAAGTGGCAACAGAGCCGACGTTGCGGGATTGGGCGGCGGTGGATACGACGCTGCGTGACATCCGCGAATGCCGACACGCACTTGTTGAGCTGGGTGTTGAGCGTGACCGGCGCATTGACGGCATCAAGGACGAATTTGCACAGACGGCGCTGCCGCTGCAGAACCGCATTAAACGGCTGGAGGCAGATGTCAAGGAATATGTCGACGCACACCGGGCGGAGCTGCCCGGCAAAAGCCGTAAATTGACTTTTGGCACCATCGGTTACCGCGTAAGCAGCCGGCTGGTGTTGGCGGCAAACAGGGCGGCTGACGCGATTGAGGTACTAAAAGGTCTGGGCAAAGGTGCACTGATCAAAACGACCGAAACACTAGACCGAGAAGCCTTAAAGCGGCAGCCATTGGATGTGCTTGAGGCAGTGGGCGCATATGTCAAGGTAAGCGATGAGTTTTATTACGACATCAGCGATGAGACAATAGAGGTTTAACGGGAGGAGGAGCGGCTATGGGCACACTGACGATTGATAATGGCCAGATAAAGAGCATTTACGCGATAGCGGCGAAAATTGGGATATTGGACCGCAGCACACATGATGATGCGCTGCATGACATGGTATTGGGTTTGACGGGCAAGACATCAATTAAGGCACTGACCCACGCCGAAGCGTTGGCCGTGTTGACAGAGCTGCGCCACCGATCGTCCCCCAACGCCGCACCTGCCCCAACACCGCCGCGCAAAAAGCAGGCTCGCAAGTATACCGAGCTGCCGGGAGGCATGACGGCGGCCCAGCAGAAGATGGTTTGGTATCTGATGTATCAGCTGGATAAATTTGACTCGGCACCGGCCGGTGTCCAACTGCGTGACCGGCTGTGCGGAATCATCCAGCGGCAATTTAAGGTCACGGCATTTGCAACGCAGCCTTTTCGATTTTTAAACGCAGAGCAAGGTGGCGCGCTGATTGAGGGGCTCAAGGCGATGACTGAACGGGCAGAACTGGACTACCTGCATCGCCCGCAGCAAGGGGGGCAGGCCAATGGATAGAGAACTGCTGGCGTTGTTGACCATTGACGACCTGCAGGGTGAGGCACGTGAGCTGGCGGAGACCATTGGCATAGAGGCGTTTCGGCGGTTGGTGGAAGTTTATGGAGGCACCGGTCGATTATATATACCTCAGCCGGACACTCTGCTGATCCCCGTAAGGGACGCACTGATCCGCCGGGAGTATGACGGCAGTAACGTGTATCAGCTAGCCCGCAAGTGGCAATTGAGCGACACAACGATACGGCAAATAGTGCGGGACAAAGCATTGGAGCTACAGCGTAGACCTGTTGATGGGCAGGTCACGTTAGATGATTTTATCACTGATGCTGCGGATGACCCGTAATGCATAAATACCTCAGCGGAACGCCAGAATAAATAAGGGTATAGTTGGGTTTAGAAAAACCCGCTGTGCCCTTATTTTTTTTGGCCGGCTAGGAGGAAAACATGAAAGACGGCATGGCGTTTGACGCCGGAACTTGGTGGCTGATCGGTACTTTGTTAACTGGCTTGCTGGGTATTGTCGGTGCTCTTGTAAGCCGGTCGATTTTCAAGGAGCTCGACAAACATTCCGTGGACATAAAAGAAGTCCGGGAAAATTACACCACGCGAGAGCAGCATGACAACGATATCAAGGATGTTCGAAAAGAAATGAAGGATATCCGGCTGGAAATGCGGTCAGAAATCCAGCAGCTGTCTGAGGACATATCAGAGATCAAAGAAAACTGCCTGCGCAAAGAGGATTTTATCCGGGTAACAACCAGCTTAGAACACAAACTTGACCGTCTCAACGATTATCTGATTGGAGGCTCAAAGAATGGATAACAAGATTTTGGCGCGCATGAGCATTGAGACCGAAGCCGAACGGAACGGTCAAATCATGCGGGCAATCGGCATGCTGGCTGGTTACCGTTTTGTCGCCCTGAAACAGCTTCGCCTGGCAATGTCCGGCGAGATGTCACAGGACGATGTGTGCATGGCAATCAACTACCTTACCGACAAGGGCTATCTTAACACCCGCACCAACGATGACAAGCACTTGGCGGCGTCGGTGAGCGATGCTGCGTTGGATGACCTTGAAAGCAAGTGGACGCCGCGCGGCAAAGAGCTGATGTATGGCATGATCGACGACGAGCAACTAGTAAAAGTTTAGGGGGTGCAGAGATGGCCGCAACAAAACGCCGAAAGCATAGCGTGATCGACGGCCTGCCCGCCCCTGTCAAGGCCTCAGTTGAGCAGATGCTGCTCAGCGGTACCACTTATGCGGAGGTGGTCGATTACCTCGGTTTGCAGGGCGTATCGTTATCGGTCAGTGCCGTTTGCCGTTATGCCCAAAGCTTTCATGCATCGGTAGAAGCCTTGCAGATTGCACAGGAAAACTTTCGCTACATGATGACCGAAGCGGAGAAATACCCAGACATGGACCCCACTGAAGTGCTAGTGCGCATCACAGGTCAAAACCTGTTGACTGCGCTGGTAAGCAAATCGCCGGAGGAATGGTCGGCGGTAGAGGCGGATAAGGTGGTCAGCCAAATTACAGGGCTGACTAGGGCTGTCGCATACAAAAAACGTGCCGACGTGGAGAGCAAGGATATCGTGAGCGCCGCGCTGGACGAGGTTAAGGCGGAATTGTACAACGCAATGCAAACAGAGCAGCCGGAAACATACCGGCAGTTGGCCGCCTTTTTGGAGCGCAAAAAGAAAGAAGGGCTAGGCCGGTGAAAAAGTGGTATGTGCTGCAGGTGATGACCGGCCGCGAGCTAGATATATGCCATGAGCTGCAGCGGGTGGAGATCGATGCCAGAGCACCTACAGAGTTGCGGCAAATACGCCGCGGCGGACAATGGCATGACGAGGAACGGCAGCTGTTGCCCGGATATGTATTTGTCGGCGTAGATTACGAGCCCGCTATCTATCACAGGGCAATGTCTGTTGCCGGTGTTATCCGTTGGCTGGGGCCAACGATAGGTACCCCTGTGGCTATTGATGACGCAGAGGCACTGCGATGGCAATTGGATAACCCCGCAGCATTGCGGCCCAGTACGGTGCTTTTGGGGGCGGATGGATGGCATGTTGTCGATGGGCCGCTCAAAGAGTTTGAAAAGGACATTACCAACATGAATTTGCGGCAGCGCCGCGTTACCGTTGTGACGACGCTTGGCGGTACCCCGCAGCAGATACAATTTGGTTTTATACCGCTGGGGGCGCCGAGCAATGGATAAGGCGCAAAGACAGCAACTCAAATTGTGTAGGCGCTGCGTCTGGTCCACCGATGTAGGTGGCCGCAGGTTGTGTCCTTTCAATACCTGCGTCCAGCGGCACGGATGGAATTTTAAAAGTTTAAACGCAGCGCCAGCCGAAAAAGAATGCCACAGTAAAAGACAGGGTTGATACGTCCCCTGCCCGGCACTGTGGCGGGCATACAGACAGAAACCGGGCCGAAAAGGCCCGGATGGCGAAGCATGCCCCCCGAAAAATGCCGGTGCAAACCGATGGTTGAATAAAGCACCATTTAAAAACGTTTACAAACCATTTAAAAGCGTTTAAAAGGTCAAAGCCGGGGAATTGCACGGCTGGACCTTTTTGCGTTTGTGGGCAAATTTAAGGCCATTTGAGGGCAGCGGAAAGGAGCGCGAACACGTGAGAACAAAGCAAGAGAGCATTAAGGGCCTGTTGGACGCTATTGACGCCCAAAAAAGCAGCCGGGATTTTAATATTTTAAATGATCTTAAAATGCTGATAGACCGATATCCGCGGACAGCTAAACGGGACTATCTTCATCTGCTCCGGTCTCTTACTGACAAATACAGTATTGACGAATATGCTGCTGTTCACGCTGCCTTACTGCGCAAGTGTCAAGAGGGAGACCTCGCTGCAATTAAGTTGCATCATGAAATGCAGAAAAATGATCTTGCAGCCGGGGAGGAGGTGCAAATCGTTGACGACATCTAAGCTCAGCAATATTGTCGGTCCTGCCTTTTACGATGTCCACAAGGCGGTCAAAAATGGTGGCGTCGCTGAAATTGTTTTAACTGGTGGCCGTGCTAGTCTGAAGAGCAGCTACGCTTCGGTCGAGATTATCATGCAGCTGCTCACCTACCCAGATGTGCATGCGGTGGTACTGCGCAAGGTGGCCAATACATTGCGCAACTCTGTTTATGCACAAATGAAATGGGCAATCGACCAGCTGGGCCTGCGTAAAAAATTTCAATACTCCCGCACGCCAATGGAAATGACCTATAAGCTCACTGGACAAAAGATTTTCTTTTTTGGCCTTGATGATGCCGGTAAGGCAAAATCCATCAAGGTGGAACATGGCTACATTGGCCTGCTGTGGTTTGAGGAGCTTGATCAATTTGCCGGACCTGAAGAAATACGCAATGTGGAGCAATCAACCTTGCGAGGCGGACCCTACAGCTTGAGTATCAAGTCTTTTAACCCACCGGCAGCAACTCGAAATTGGGCAAACCAGTATGTCCGTGAGCCTAAGCCTCGACAGCTGATCAAGCACACCACCTATCTGCAGGCGCCAGCAGATTGGCTCGGCCCTCGGTTTTTGGCGGATGCTGAGCACCTAAAAGCGACCAAGCCCACCAAGTACCGGCATGAGTATCTTGGCGAGGCAGTTGGCAACGGGACACAGGTGTTCGACAATATCCGGCTGGAGCGTATCACTCCAGCACAAATCAAATCGTTTGAGCACATCGTCAGTGGTGTTGACTGGGGCTGGTATCCGGACCCTTGGGCATTCAATCGCACAAATTACGATGCCGCCCGGCGTGTGTTGTACATTTTTGATGAGGCAACCCGCCGCAAGGCTAATAACTTTGAAACCGCAAAAATTGTAAAAGAGCGTATCGCCGCCGGGGAAGATGTTATTGCAGATAGTGCCGAGAAAAAAAGCGGCGGCGATTACCGCGATATGGACATCAATTGTTTTGACGCGCGCAAGGGGCCCGGCAGTGTAATAACCAGTATGCGCTGGTTGCAGGGTTTGGCCGCCATAGTCATCGACCCGGAGCGGTGCCCTGATACAGCGAAGGAGTTTTCGGAGTATGAATATGAAACCGCAAAAGACGGCGAAGTCATCCAGGCGTATGTGGATGCGGACAACCATCACATTGATGCTGTGCGCTATGCCACGAATCGTATCTGGCTACGGGTGGGCACATGATGAGCCGGTTTAAGCGGTGGCTTGTACAGCAGTTTTTGCCCGTGTGGGCAAAAGAAACCATACTAGATGCGAACAAACGTATGGAATATGAGTTGGCAAAACTGCGCGAGGAAAATGCCCGGTGGCGTGCGTATGCCGAAGGGTTGGAATTGGGACTGCATGCCGCACGCGCTCCACAGCAAATAGATGTGCGCTGCATAATGGAGCCACAGCAGAAAGGAGGTACCGCAGATGGGCCTTGTGAAAGTACTGACTGACCAAAGTATTGTCAGCACCGCAGAAGGTTTTGGACAAGCCGATATTACGTCAGAAGCAATGCAGTCAGCTATTGAAAGTTGGATTGCGGAGTATTTTAACCGCCTGCCCATCAAAGACAGCGACCCCTGCATGCGAATGGCGTATACCATTGTGCACAAGTTAGAAAAAGGCGTATTTGCAGAATATAAATCCGACATCCTTGACAAAGAAAAAACAGCCAAGGGTGCATGGATGGATCAGAACCTTACCCGGCTGGATTTGCAAAAAACAGCAGCCATGCAGTGGATGCTGATTGCGGGCGAATGCTTGTTAAAGCCGGTACCCACCAAATCACCAACAGGCGAAACATTTTTTGCCCCGCGGTTGATCCACCGTAACAATATGATTGTACTTGGCCGCGACCCCGATGGACGAATTACTGCAATTGGTACCGCCGAACAAACCGCCACGGGCAGTAGATATTACACACTGCTTGAAAAGAGATCTGTTGATTTTAACGGTTATCTCACCATTACAAATAAGCTGTTTGAAAGTTATGATCGGAATTTAATTGGACGGCGCGTGTCTCTGGCCACCTTGGAACAATACGCGGCTTTACCCGAGCAATACACATATCCGCGGCCGGTCGGCAGCGTGGGACTGATTACCCTGCGCACACCGTCAGCCAACTGTGTGGACGGTACCGGTGACGCAGTAAGCATCTATGAGCCAGCGATGGGACTAATACGCAACATCAACCAAAACGAGGCACAGCTGAACGACGAATTTACCCTTGGCCGCCACCGGATTATCGCATCAGCAGAAATGCTTAAGACAAATGCTGCCGGGGAGCGCGGGCTCGTTGATAATGTGTTTGCCGGGCTTAAGGATATCCACTCAGATATGCAAATCACTGCATTTAGCCCTCAATTGCGCGACGAACCGTACGAGCGGCGAGAACAAAAATATCTGCGGGCCATCGAAAACCAGATTGGCATGAAACGCGGATTATTGTCCAACGCGCAGGAGGTCGAAAAAACGGCATTCGAAGTTGCCAGTACGGCCGGTGACTATAACCTGTCATTGATTGATCTGCAGAGGGTGTGGTTTGACGCAGTCTGCGAATATTTGCGGCTTTGTGATGTGCTGGGCCAAATATACGGATATTGTGATAAATCTTACTGGGAGATCAAAGATCAATTGAGCATCACTTGGGGCAATGGCATCTTATACGACCCAGACAAGCAGTGGGCGGATGATTGTGAGATGGTGCGCATGGGTTACCTCCGGCCCGAAATCGCACTAGGGCGTAAGTACGATATGCCAACCGAAACAGCTGAAGACTGGAAAAAAATCAGGAAAAAGTATATGCCAAACGCCAATGATCTCGAAGATGTTGAAAGGTTGCGTTAAATGTATGACGATGAAAAACTGGAGGAACTGCGCAAGAGAGCCGCCGCAATAGCAGAACCGATTTATGATACTCTTCTGCGCGATATCGTTCGCCGGGTACGCGGAGCCGGCGGAATTACCTCCACCGCGGAGTATGAGATTTATCGTGCTGAACAGTTAGGGCTTGCAGAGGGCGTCATCAAGCAAGCTATCGCCGAACAGATGGAAATATCTAATCAGGCTATAGATATGCTATTTGAAGAGTTTAAGGACGAAACTGTCCAGTTTGAAGATAATATGGAATTGCGTCAGCTCGTTGATGCGTACAGTATGATCTCAAAAAACGCCGCGGCGAAAAACTTTGAAAACTTGTGGATGCCGGGGCCGGACGGAAAGAACTACACAGTAAAAGAAGCGTATGAAAAAATTATGGATTTTGCGTTTTTTCAGACGGCTAGTGGAACTTATGATTTTCACCGCGCGGTACGTGAGGCCACAAAAGAACTGTTGACTCGCGGTTTACGTGTAATACCGAACAAGGATGGGAAAAGCTATCGACTTGAGTCTGCGGTAAGACGCTATATCACAAACCGCATGGGCGAGATGTTTAACGCGGTCAACCAAATGAACTATGATGCAATTGGTGCAGATGGCTGGGAAATTAGTGCGCATGCTGCCCCCGCTCCTGATCATGCACCTTATCAGGGACATCAGTATTCTAAAAAAGCATTTGACCGTATCAATAATAGCCTTGCGCGTAAGTTTGGTTGGTGGGGCTGTAGACATAACGTCTATCCAATCATTTTGGGCATCAGCCCGCCAGCCTATAGTGACAAGCAGTTGCAGCAGTATCTGGATGAAAACGAAAAAGGCGTCTGGTATGAGGGACAACATTATACCTTGTACGATGCCAAAAGTCGTAAGCACGAACTAGAGAGCCTGATTAGTCAGAAAAAATATGATATTTTTGCAGCAGAGGGCGATGCACAGCTGCTAAAAGAGAAACAGCTTGGCCTGCAAATCCTCCGGCAAGAATATCGCCGATTTTGCGCTGCTACCGGGCAATCTCCTGAAGCATGGCGAACGATGGTAGCTACCTTTGGCCACAGTGCAGCCAGTAAGGCTGCATGGACGGCCCGCAAGTTGGGAATTGGTACATCAGTATTAAAAACAAAAGACGCTATGCGCAACCAATTAAACAATTTGACTGATGCGGAGCGATACCAGTTAAACAGATATACTGGTTTTGACGCCACCGCAATCAATAGTGCAATCCGAAATAATCGGGTCAATGCGGCAATAAGTGGAAAAATATCAGTGCTAGACCATGCTTTGGCAAAGGGGTCTATTCCGTCCTCCCTTACACTTTACCGCGAAACTGCCTTGGAGTTTTTACAACTTGGCGACGGTACGAAAATAACCCTCAACAATATTGAGGAATGTATCGGAAAGACAATTCGCAATCCGATTTTCACATCCACAAGTTTTCATCAATTAGGGCTACCGGGCCGAAACACAGTCATTGAATTGAAAGTTCCCGGCGGATATCAAGGGGCACTTTACATACAGGATTTAGCTTCTCAAAAGTATAAAACTCAAGATGAAGTTTTATTCGCCCGTGGTCTACCCTATCGGATTCTGTCCGTTGACACCGCAAACAATAGCGTATATATTAAAGCGGAGGTGGTAAAACCATGATTTTGGATGATAGAACTGAGGTCAGCGCCTCTCTCGCTTGGGAAAAGGATATCTGGGAGGATGTTTCCACACCGATGTGTAACGGATGCAAAAAGTGGCATCGTGGTAAACACTCCTGTGATGTATACGCGAAAGGCATTCCGGAAGAAATCCGTTTCAAAGAATATCATCCATGTCAAGGTTTCGACATCAACCCCGACAGCATCAATTACATTCCCGTGAAAGAAAATATTCGAAGACTTAAGAAATAGCGGAATGTTGCAGATAAATATGGTATAGAGGGACTCTCAATAGGGGGTCCCTTTTACAATGCCTTTAAACAAGTCTTAAAGACTTATTTAAGGGCGTTTTTAGATTACAGTTTTGCCTTACCGCTGACCCGGCGGACTATAAAACGGGTGCCGCAGTACCGGGACTGGCCGGACAAAAAGGACAGCGGCCCGAACATTCACAACAAACGAGAGGAGAAACAAATGGCACTGGAATTTTTAAAAAAAATCCTTGGGGACGCTTACACCGAGGACATCGAAAAACAAGTAAGCGCCGAGATTGGCAAGAGCTTTGTTGCAAAAACTGATTTTGATGCCAAAAACACCGAACTTAAAACAGCAAACCAACAATTGGCAGATGCCGCCGCCACCATTGAAGGCTTTAAGGCAAAGGATATTGATGCCGAAACTATCCGCCAACAGGTCGATGAGTACAAAAGCAAAGCCGAGCAGGCCACAAAAGACGCAGCTGCGCAGCTTGAAGCTTACAAGTTTGATTCTTGGTTTGATGGCCTTGTAACTCAATACAAGGGCCGGGACAAGGATGTGATTCGCACGCTGGCAGGAGATGACCGCATGAAGGGCCTGCGTACGAGCCAAAACCGTGATGCAGAGGGCAAGGCGCTGTTTGATCAGCTCCAAAAAGACAAGGCTTATGCCTTTGAAGACCCGGCTGCGCCACCTTACGCCAGCGGCACAGGGACAACGTCTTTTGGAGTGTCTGATGCCGCCATGCGCAGTGCTATGGGCTTGAGCACCGAAGAAAAAAAGTAAAAAAGAAAGAGAGAGCAAAAAATGGCTAATTTGATTGAAAAGGCAAAATCTTACGTCCCGCTGCTGGATGAGGTGTATAAAAACGCATCCTGTACGGCGGATCTGGATGGCGCACCGGAGCTTGCTCGTGAGGGTGCCAACGCCAACGAGCTCATTATCCCGATGCTGGATATGCAGGGCCTTGGCGATTATAACCGCAATGATGGGTATGTAAACGGCGACGTTACCATGACAAACGAAACCGTGAAGTGCAATTTTGACCGCGGGCGTATGTTTAGCGTGGACGCCGTGGACAATATTGAGACCGCGGGCCTTGCATTCGGTCGGCTTGCGGCCGAATTTATCCGTACCAAGGTCGTGCCCGAATTGGACGCATTCCGGTTTGCTTGCTATGCCGGGAAAGCTGGCACAGGCAATGCAGAAGGCACCCTGTCCGGCGGCAGTGATGTGATTGCGGCATTACGTGCGGCGTCTGAAGAAATGGATGAAACCGAAGTCCCGATGGATCAGCGCCATCTGCGTATCACCCCTACGCTGCTGGGCCTGATCAAGGATATGGACAATACCAAATCCCGCGAAATCTTGGAGGCGTTTGCGTCCATCAAGACAGTACCCCAGCGCCGCTTTTATACGGCGATTGAGCAGCTGTCGGGCACCGGCGATGAAGCGGCTGGCGGGTACAAAAAATACAGCAAGCACTATGTAAAGTGCGGGGCGGCAGATGATGGGGCGTTGAAAGTCGTGGCGGACAGTGCGACCCCTTCTGCCGGTGAAGTCAAGGTGTCTGATGTAACACCTGTTGCAGACACTAACTACACCCCACTGGCAAACGACTATGTGAAGGCGGTTGTTGGCGCAGACATCAACTTCATGATCATCCACAAGCCCGCCCTCATTCAGTTCGAAAAACACGTCGCGCCAAAGATCATCCCGGCCGAAGTGAACCAGAGTGGTGACGCATGGAAATTCGGCTACCGCAATGTGGGTATCGCAAATATTTATGCCAATAAACTGTCCGGCGTGTTCTGTCACCACAAACCGGCACAATAAGGGAGGTAGTAAGATTGAGTACCAAAATCGGTAAATCATATACAGCTCCTGTCCCTATGACCGTTGCACCCGATTCCGCAGAAACTACGGCGTACATCTGTCCGGACTGCGGAAAGGAGTATAAAACGGAAAAGGGTCTCTTGGAGCACATTGCCAAGGCACACACCAACGCCGCGGGCGAAGTGAAGGAAGAATAACAAAAAGGAGAATCAGTTATGGCTTATGCGGATTACGCCTTTTATGAAAACATTTGGCATGGAGAGATGCAGGAAACAGCTTTTTTGAAGTGGGCAGACCGTGCCAGTATGGAAATTGACCGCATAACCCGCCAGCAGGCATCTAGTGCGCCCGATAGCATGGTTCAACGGTTGCAGCTCTGTTGTTGCGCTTTGGCAGACGCAATGGCAGCAGACGCTGCGTTAGACGCGGACACCCACCATGGTGCGGTTGCAGCCGAAAACGTGGACGGATACAGCGTATCCTACCACAACAAAGACAATACCGGCAGCCGTAATACTTTGCTGCATAATCTTTGTTCGGATTACCTTACATGGCCAGTTAACCTAATGTATGCAGGAGTACAGTGACATGATTGGGGCAAAGAATGCTGACTGCACTCTGTTCCACAAAGAGTGGGACGCGGGCACCCGGCGCGATATCTGGACCTGCACACAATACCCTAGCGTGAGCTGGTATGCAACCGAGGGTGCAACTGTTGGCACAAGTGGTGATATTGCAGCCGATAAAGTCATTGTACGGATTTACACCACCGACCCCATTGCTGTTGCCGTTGGTGACATGCTGGTGTTTGGACTTGTAAGCGCGGACGTTACCAGCAGTGTACAGGTCAGTCAACTTTTTGCCTGCAGCTATCGGGTGCTGGCGGTACGCGACAACAGGCGCGGCCGTCCCCCGGTACAACATTGGCGTCTTGAGGGGGCATGATTAGTGGCCTTGCTGACAATAAGTACCCCGAGAGGTTCGATCACACAAAAGCTCACGAGTGGCGGGGCGGTGACAGCACAGCTGCGCTGGAGCCCTAGTTTTGGGCAAAAGTACACGCAGACTTTTAGCCGCATACAGAAATTTGTGGACTCCGAAGTCTTGCGACTAATGCAGCCGTACACGCCTATGCAGTCCGGGATGCTTATCAAATCTGCCACACTGGGTACGGTGATCGGCGAGGGAAAAATAAAGCAAATTGCCCCTTATGCAGCCCAGCAATATTATCGCACGGATACCACACGAAAATACGACCCACGCCGTGGCGCTTACTGGTTTGAGCGTATGAAAATAGACTACAAGGCATATATCCTACACGGCGCGGCTCAAAAAGCGGGAGCAAAATATAATGATTGACGATACCATTGTGGGTGCGCTGCAGCTGTACCTAGAGCAGTGCCCATTGCTTGCTGGAGGTAGACTCAACGTAGATTATCTGCCAAAAAAGCCGTTTGCGTATATGATAAGCCCATCCCCTGTGGATGAGGTTGTAACGCAGTATCACGGGGGATCATCTATCAGGCAGTATGTGTTTGTGCTGGCTACGGTAAACTTTTATGGGGATGATGTGCTGGTTAATATGGCGAACAGCGGCTTTTATGAGAGGCTGGCAGCGTGGATGCGCATGCAGACTCGCACGCGCACGCTGCCGCCGCTGGGTGACACACGGACACCGCAAAAGCTTGATGCAATGAGCACGGGTTACCTGTACGACGCAAACACCACAGAGGCGCGCTACCAAATTCAATGTCGCCTCGTATACCACCAAAAAGGAGATTGATAAACTATGAAACTTTCGGAGCTCATGACCGGCCGCACGCCGAGCGCGGCGTTTGAGGGCTTCTCGACCGCTGATGATATGGTGTTGGCCATTGACTTTTCCGGCACAGCGACCGGGCCCAATGACTATATCGTGGCGCAGGAGGGCATCACGGAGCAGTCTGGCGCACTCTCCCCCGAGACGCAGGACAGCCAGTACCTGCGCACCGGCAAGGTGTCGACCAAGACCGGCACCTCGCGCAGCTTTAAGTTGAGCGGTGACCGTTACAACGGGGATGCATTCCAAGACGCGATTCTGTCTCACGCTATCAAGTTTGGCACTGGGCAGGGGGTCATCAAGCCCTACGTATATTTCAATATGCTCACCGGCAAGGGTGAACAGGGCAAAATATCCATTGCGGTGGAAGGTGACCTGTCTGGCGCGGCCGGCGCAAACGCCAGCTTTAGCGCTACGCTTACCTCGACGGTCAAACCCGCGGAGTACACCTATGCACCGCCGACACCGTAAAAGGCCGTAAAAGGAGGATGAAACAGCATGGAACGGAAAGACGAAGTCAAGCAGTTTGCAGTGCTGAACAGCTTTACTGACCCCGAAGATGGCATGACTGTTTACTGGGCCGGTAAAGACACCTACCCCCGCGCCGGCTATGTGCCGACTGAGGAACGGATTGCATACCTGCAAAGCCCTAAAAACGCGCTGGGCAAACCGGTTATCGCAAAGAAGTGACAGCAGCCGGGGGTGCACTAGCCCCCGGCTATTTTTTAAAGGAGCGCATTATGCTTGTAAATAACATTCAACTTGATTTTGACATAACCTCCCCCGGGGACGTTCTGCGCTATAAGCAGGCCGGCGAACGTATGGAGGCCGAGGGTGCGGGCATTACGCTCCCCACTGTGTCGCCGGACGACCCGACGTTTTTGGATGCTTATGTGGATATGCTCAACAGTCAGCTGCGGCTGTTCGCGAATTTCGTCGACGAGGTTTTCGGTGGCGGCGTGGCAGCACAATTGTTGGGCAAAAACCCTAGCCTCAACAGGGTTGCTGAAATCAATGACGCCCTGGGCGAGGCAATGGAAGCGCAGGGTAAGGAGTTTGGTGTCAAGCTGCAAAAATACAAGCCGAACCGGGCAACGCGGCGGGCGCAAAAATGAGTATTCTGCTGCTTGACGGATTGCCGGAAGAATACGACGGCATTCCCATTTCCGCAGACTTCCGCAACATGATACAGGTTGACCTGATTCTCCATGACCCTGACATCAGCGAAGTGGAAAAGACCATTGCCGCCTTATATCAGCTTTACCCTGAAACCCCGAGAGACATTCGCAAAGCAGTAGAGGGGCTTGTGTGGTTCTATTCGCGCGGGGCTTCCACCGGTGACGGTAAAGACAAAAGCGCACAGCGAGCCACACCAAAAGCCTTTGATTTTGAGCAGGACGCCAATTTGATCTACGCAGCATTTTACGCCACTTACGGCATAAACCTCTCTACTGTAGAGTACCTGCATTGGTGGGAATTTTTAGCCCTGTTTGAGGGCCTGCCGGAAACTACGCTCATGCAGCGCGTGATTTATTGGCGGACTGTGGACGTGGCAGGCATGCCAAAGCACGAAAAGAACCACATTCTGAAAATGCGCAAGCTGTTCGCCCTCAAGCAGGCGACAAAGCCGGTTATGGACATTGAGACGCTGAACCAACAGACCAAAGACCGCGTTGCGCGCCGGTTTGCCGAAGCTCAGGCAGCGTTGCAGGAAAGTAAAGGGATTTAACACTTGAAACGCGCCTTTTGCCGATGCTATACTGTGAATGGGATTTTTTACTAATACTTAGGAGGGGTGCAAATTGGCGTTAATAAAAACAGTGTCTGTTCCCATTGAACAGCGAAAAAAAACCACTTTAGCGACTAATTTATACTATGACACCGTAGAAGTTTACGATAGTAAAGCGGTTGGGTATTTAGATGGTCAGCAAAAAATGGCTTGGTACTTCAAGGATTATATCGGTATTGATGTCATAAAAGCCGGTTTAAATTCACAGTTTGCGCAGATAGTTTTTTTGACGGGTATTAATTCGAAAAACAAAGTCGTTGGTGTTGATTTAAGGTCGGCACAGAATATGAACGCCATGAATGATACAAACCGTATCTTGTTTTGCAGCGGTATGTTCAGCTTTGGAAAAACCAACGAGTTTGCAGCAGACATTGCGGATAGCATCAAAACTGCTTTTGTAAACTACAAAGACAGCCAAGAAAATCGGGAGTCATCAATACAGCCTTTATCGCAAGCAGACGAACTAAAGAAATTCAAAGGTCTACTTGACGATGGGACTATTACTCAAGCCGAATTTGATCTTAAAAAGAAACAAATTCTCGGTTTATAATTTTTACTAAAAGACTTAAACCACCACCCTTTGCGGGATGGTGGTTTTTTCGTGCCCTAAAAAGGAGGTGAGATTGTGGCTTACGACGGCACTTTAAAATTTGACACCGCGGTAGACTCCGCTGGGTTTCAAAAGGACACCAAAAAATTAGGTGACATCGTGTCCGGGTTGGGCGTGTTTAAAATACTCGAAAAAGGGTTTGAAATGGTCGCGGCATCTATGGATCGGGCCATTTCCCGGTATGACACGATGACCAAATTCCCGAAAGTCCTTGAGAATATGGGGTTTAGCGCAGAGGCGTCTGCTGCCGCAACGAAAAAACTTGCAGATGGTGTACAAGGGTTGCCCACCGCGCTTGATGACGTGGTGTCCACCGCCCAGCGGCTGACAGTCCTCACCGGCAACCTTGAAAACTCTACAAACACCACTCTGGCGCTCAACGATGCGTTCCTCGCCAGCGGTTCTGGCGCAGCCGATGCATCCCGTGGTTTGGTGCAATACACTCAGATGTTGTCTAAAGGCAAGGTGGACATGATAAGCTGGCGCACCTTGCAGGAAACAATGGGATATGCCCTGCAAAAGACCGCTGAGGCGTTTGGATACGCCGGGCAGTCCGCACAGAACGAGTTGTATGCAGCCTTGCTCAACGGTGCAATTACATTTGACCAGTTCAACACCAAATTGATCGAGCTGGATCAGTCCGTTGGCGGTTTCGCGGAAATGGCAAAGACCTCCACAGGTGGCATCGCAACGGCTTTCACCAATATGCGCACCCGTATTGCGGCTGGGGTGACGGAGATCATTTCCGCTATTGACAGTGGCCTGTCGGAAACACGTTTCAAAAGCATAGAGAACATAATCAGCACCACTGGGACAAATATAAAAAATGAACTGGCGGGTGTAGCAGGCGTATTTGAGTTTGTTGCTAGTAAGGCGGATTTTTTAGTGCCCGCCATCATTGCTGTGTTTACCGCTTTTGCCGCATACAAAATAATCGGCTCAGTAACTACTGAGTTTAAAACTCTTACGAGCATCGTGAAAGCTGCCCAAACAGTGATGGCGGCCAGTCAAGGCCTGATCATGATGGACGCTGGCTCACATACTTTGCTTACTGCCGCTCTTGCCAGCGAGACGAAAGCGGAGCTAGTGCGTACCGCGGCCAAAAAAGCCGGCATGACCATAGACGCGGCAGGAAATCTTATAACTTCCGCTGGAACAGTTGCCACAGCTGCCGAAACCGCTGCCGTACTTGCAAGCTCCGGAGCTCTGTCAGCAAAAACTGTTATTGTTGGGGTATTAACGGGTGGTATAAGCCTTGCAACCGCTGCGCAATGGTTGTGGAACGCTGCAATGGCTGCCAATCCCATCGGGCTTATTGTCGCAGGCATTGCCCTGCTTGTTGCCGCCATTATTGGACTCATATCGTGGTACGCTAAAAGCGACGAGGCATATAACGAGGGCAGGCAGTATGTAGAGGATTACGGCAAAGCAAACAAAGCCCTTGCCGACGACCTTGACAAAACGACCGAAGAGTTTAAGAAAAATAATGATGCTGCAGAGGCCACTACGCGCACCAGCGAGGACATGCTTGCCGGGCTGTCAGAGCTCGCCGACAAAGGGCTGGCGCGTACCGCAGAGGAAACCTACCGGTTGCAAGCCAAAATTGATGCCCTCAATGCCACCCAGCAGGGATTGAACCTGACCATTGATGAAACTACCGGCAAGTTGTCCATGACCACGGCGGAAATTGAAGCATACTTTGGCGCTACCGAAAGCGCCGCCCGAGCCACCGCCCTCACAGACCACATGAAAGCCCTCGGTGACCAGCTGGTAGATATTGAATCCCAGTTTATCGACTCAGAACGGCAGATCGAGGAGTGGAAAGAACAAGTTGAAAATGGCACGTTAAACCCCAAAAAGTATGAATGGTTGGTCGGAAGGCTTAACAAAGAAACGGATGCATTAAAAGAAACGCAGGCTGCCGCGCTGGATGAAATGGCACAGAACGAGGAGGCATACAGCAAGGTCTTAGCAGATCAGGAAGCAAAGCGGCAGGCCCTTGCTGACCTACAAGAAGATGAAATCCGCGATTTTGCAGCACAGCATCACCTGTCTTATGAGTCCATCCGCGCCGACATGGATGAAAACAACCTATCTTTTGCGGAGTGGGTGGACGAAAACCAAAAGGAGCTGGACAAAAGCCAAGCAAAGCTTACAGAATTTGCGGACAAATGGGGGTATTCGCTCGATGAGGTGAATGCTGCAGTTAGCGCCAGTGGCCTCACCATTGAGGACTATGTGGAACGGCAAGACAAGGCGCTGGAACACGCAATGGAGGTCATTGCCGATTTTACGGCCAACGCTACGAATGGTTTTTCAGTCATGGACCAAGAAACAGCCATCAGCCTTGACAATTTCATGAATAACATGAAAAAGAACGAGGATGCCGTGGCCAACTGGGCCACCAATATGAATACGCTGATGGATTTGGGCGTGAACAAAGGCGTGATTGAGCAGCTATCTAAAATGGGCCCTGAGGGTGCCGCGCAAGCACAAGCATTCGTCGACGAGCTGACCAAGCTAAACGGCGGTGTAGATGTATCGCTTGGTCAAACCAACGACTTAGTCGCTGCAAAGCTCGCTGAAATAGACGACTCCTTCTCGACCAGTCTGGACGCGGCGAATATCGCCGCTGACACCCAGCTGCGGGCAGAATCTTACTACGGCGCGGGCTATGCGTCCATTGAGAAAATCGCAACCGGCATAGCAGATAATCCGGCAGCCGTAGATGCCACCACAAGCCAGATGGAGGGCGCAAAAGCTGCTGCCAGCGAGGTAGACTTTTCCGAAGTAGGGCAGAACCTTGCTGCCAGTATTGTAAATGGCCTATCCGGTGCAGATGTGTCTGGCGCGATGCAGGGCATTGCCGATGCTATCCAGTCAAATACCAACAAGGTAACTTCTGCCGTTACCGTGCTGAATACCGGGGTGCAAACCGTACTGAGCAACATGAAAACACAAGCGGTCAGCACTACCTCACAAACTATGACGGAAATCAGCAGCACAATAACATCCCGCAACGGCAACTTAAACGTGGCTGCCACTGCAGCCGCGAGCAGCGTGGTGAACGGACTGCAGCCCATGGTACCAGGAGCCGAAGATGTCGCCGGCAACATGATGGACGGCATCGGAGTGGCAATGGACAGAAAGGCCCCGTACTTGTATTCAAAAGCGCGAGAGATTGCCAACAGGATTGCCAGTACAATGGCTGCTGCGCTCGACGTACACTCCCCCTCTCGCGTCATGGTAGGGCTGTTTGAAAATGTCATGATGGGCATTTACGTGGCCATGGACGGCATGTCTGGGATGCTGTACAGCGAAGCTAAAAACATCGCGGATGGTATCGCCGACCGGCTGACCATATCCGGCGACGTTGCAAGTACATTGGTCAATAAAATGCGTGCGGCCGTAGAAAGCACATCGTTAGGCGGCGCAGCTCTCGTGCCGCAGGTAGCGTATGCAGGCGGCGGAGGCGGTTCGACATACTCGCCAACATTGGTGCAGAATATCACCACCCCGAAGCCGCTGTCATCCTCAGAAATGACCAGAGAGGGACAGGACATGCTGCGCCGATCCCGTTGGCAGCTGCCATAAAGGAGGGAGCACTTTGAACGAAAACACCGTATTTATTTACGAGAACGCCATTGGCAAGTTAGTGTTTCAGATGGAAAGCCCACTGTGGATCACAGATGTTGACGGCATGAGCAGTGTGGAAATTGACATTTCCGCCTCCCGCAGCACGATGCAAGTAGGCTCCAGCATTACAAGCCAAAGTGTCCGGCCCCGTTCATTCACAATGGACGGGGCTTTGTTTGAACCTATTGCCATTTACCGGCCACGCCTCTTAAGCATTATGGCGCCACAGGTACCGGCTACCCTCACCATTGAACAAAACGGGGAGTCGTGGTATTTGGATGTGGTTCTCGAAAAAACCCCGGAAATTACACCCGGCAATGGCGTGCAGTACTTTCAAGTAAAACTGTATGCCGAGTACCCTTACTGGCGCACCACAGCATCTTATGCCACGCAGGTAGCCGGGCTGAATGCCTTATTTAAATTCCCTTTTAATACTGGTGGGACATGGTGGATCAGCAAATACAGCGACAGCTATTTTACTTCCATCGAAAACAAAGGTAACGTGCCGGTGGAGTTCCGGGTAACGTTTACGGCGCGCGCTGCGTTGGTCAACCCGGAGCTTTACAACGTAGATACCGGCAAGCGGATATTGATTCGCAAGTCCATGATTGCCGGGGAACGGGTATCCGTATCCACAATATACGGCCACAAGGGAGCCGTTTGCACCAGTGCGTCGGGTGAAGTATCAAATGGTTTTAGGTATCTATCAGTAGATAGCGACCTGTCCATGGCGCTGCAATCCGGTTCCAACCTGCTGCGCATTGACGCGGTAAACCGAGAAGGACTGAGCGTGCGTATCGAAGCACCGGAAGGAGTGAAATCTGGTGTCTGAGTTTTACATCTATAGTGCTACCCGTGAGCGCATAGGAATTTTACAGCATGCGGATGCCGTACAGTGGCTAGAAAATTACCAGTCGCCCGGCGAGGTCAAAATTGATGCACAAGCCACACCTGAAAACCTTGCCATACTTGTTGACGGCAACCGCATTTACAATACCGACACCAAAACGGTGGCGCGTATTTGCCACTTGGAAAAATCGCAAACAGAAACCGAGAAGCTGATCACCGTCCGGGCGGACATCACCTCAGAGCTGTTAAGTGACCGTGTGGTTATGGCCACAGAACACGCCACAAACGTAGAAACCGCCATGTACAGCATTTACAGCAAAAACCGTCGCGGGCTGCCTATTGTAGCGGGCAGCGCGCAGGGGTACACCGAGCAAACCGACACGGAGATCACGTGGGGCTCAGTATTAGACGCTGAAAAAAAGCTGGCTGAAGTTTCCGGGTTGGGATTTGCCGTACTGTTTGACCCGGAAATCGGCGCAGAAACGTTCACGGTATACAAGGGAGTAGACCGGTCAGATGACCTCACCCCCGATTATGTGGGCTACTTCGGCACGGACATTGGCAATATACAAAACGTGTCCGTGACCTCCGGTACCACAGATTACAAAAACGTGGCGGTGGTGGCGGGCGCTGGCGAGGGTGCCGCTCGCACGGTGCGCATTGTGTCTCTTGGAAATGTATCTGGGGAAAATCGGCGGGAATTGTATGTAGATGCCCGCGATCTGCAAAGGGAGTACCAAGTGGCCACGCCCACCGGTGCAGTGGATAGCAAGGGAAACCCTATTTACACCTATGAAACGCGCACCTACACAGACGCCGAATACAACGCCATTCTGGATGCACGGGGTCTGGAAAAGCTGGCCGATTGCTTGCGTACTTTCTCTATAACCTGTGATATAACGCAAGACACTTTACAATACGGGACTGACTATACCCTTGGTGACCGGATGCCCGTAAAACTGCCGGAGTATGGCATCTATGCCTCCGCCCGTGTTTCCTCGGTCACCAGAGTGTATGAGCCGGATGGCAATAAGCTAACTGCCATTTTGAGCGACTTTGAATTGGAGGTATAGCAAGGTATGGGTACTGTTTTTTTAAGTAATTGCAGATGCGGCGGCGAAGCCGAGTTTCTGCTGGAGGGCGAGCGCATCTTTGCCCGGTGTAAGATTTGTGGTATTCGCACACCAAGCCGAGCCGCAAGTCTTGATTATTCCGCAAAGCAGCAAGTGGCAGATGTATGGAACGCGGGTATGCTAGACGGCCCGACGACCACCGATTAAGGAGGATATGCTATATGATTTGTTACCCTTTGGATAATACGGAATATGAGGCAAACGCCCTTGGTGCGTGGTGTGGCACTCGCACCCGCGGCGTATTTGCTGCTGAGGAGCATTATGCGGTTACTTCTAATAACAATATGACAGTGACCGTTAGCTCCGGCCTGGCATGGCTCAAGGCTGACCAGTTTTGGGGTGTAGCGGCATTCGAACCCAACGCGCAAGTATTGGCCATTGGCACAGCGGATGGTTCCCTGTCCCGCATCGACACGGTTTGTGTCCGGCTGGATAAAAACCAAAATAGGGCCGAGATCATCATCAAAAAAGGGGCATACTCCCCTCAGCCGCCCGTCATTGTACCGCCTGTGCGCAATTTGGACTTTGACGAGATCTATGCGGCTATCATCATGGTGCGCGCCGGCGCTACTTCAATCTTGCCCACAGACATCACCGACCTGCGGCTGAATGAAACCTACTGTGGCATTATGCGGGATGGTGTGACGGGCATACCAACGGCCCAGTTACAGGCGCAGGTACAAGAACTTATTGACCAGTTGAGCGATGAGATTGCCAGCATTGAGCAGGGCAGCGCGGTGATGCTTAAAGCCATCTACGAAGGTAGTGCCGCAGGTGTTGTAAAAGCTGCCGATAAACTTGCCGTATCTCGCAAAATTGGTGGCGCTGATTTTGACGGAAGCACAAATATTACGCTAGCCGACATAGGCGTGCCGGGAGCAAATCTTTTAGACAATAGTGACTTTTTAAATCCGGTGGATCAACGTAATCTCGATAAACCCTATACCGCTGGGTATATGATTGATCGCTGGAGATGGGTGCCTGGAGAAGGCGGAGGTACCCATTGCTCTCGTGATGCCACCGGCATTATTATTACGGGGCCAGGATCGCTTACTCAAGTACTGGAGTATGCTGTGGGAACTAATGTTGTAGCTTCGGTGGGCGTAGTATCGGGTACAGCTTGGGCCTCTTACAACAACACAACGAAAACATTCACCATAACTACAACGAATGGGGCAACGCTGGCATGGGCTAAGTTAGAGAAAGGCAGTGTTGCTACCCCGTATGCATCAAAAGGATATGGTGCCGAATGGACAGCATGTCGTAGATTTTTTAGGCGTATATCAGGAAACGGGGCAATGATAGGTGGCTCCCTTGGAAACGGAGGTCAGCAGTTTTATATTTTAGTAAATGTAGAGGGAATGCGTGTACCTGGGCCAACGCTATTAGTATCCGATAAATCCACATTTACGGTTTATTATATCACTCCCTCCGGCGAGGCGGGTAATGCCGCCGTGGGCACACAATTAACTACTTATGCTTATGTGAATATTAACGCTATGATTCCCGTATCGGTGGCACCTTACACGACGGTACGTGAAAACTACTATATTTTACGCGCAGGAGCAACTGGGTACTTGGATATTAGCGCGGACTTATAGCTTATACCTTATAAATATTTTTTAATTTAAAAGGAGAATAATTATGACACAAATCAAAGAATTGTACGCCCCGTCCGGGGCGAATTGTCGGCCGGGTTTGGCACTGCTGCCGCGGTATATCACCATCCACAACACGGCCAATACCAGCAAGGGGGCTGGTGCGCAAAGCCATGCGGCCTATTTGCACGGCTGGGGCAAGGATAAATCCGTCAGCTGGCACTACGCGGTGGACGATAAGCTGATCACCCACTGCATCCCGGATGTTGAAGTGGCGTGGCATGCGGGTGACGGTGTCAATGGTACCGGTAACCGGCAGTCGCTGGCGATTGAAATTTGCGAAAACCCGGAAAGCAATCTGCTGGCAGCCACCGACAATGCCGCCGAGCTGACGGCAGCCCTGATGAAACAATACGGCGTGCCCATTGGCAACGTGGTACAGCACAACCACTGGAACGGCAAGGATTGTCCGCGGCGCATCCGGCGTGGTGAGCCTTACGACTGGACAATGTTCTTGGCAAAGGTGCAGGGATTTTTTGCGGTACAGGCAAAGCCGGAAACGGCACCGCAGCCGCAGGCAGAGGGGGTGCTGTGGGCCGTGCAGACCGGTGCGTACCGCGTGCGCGAAAACGCGCAGGCGGCCCTTGCTGCGATGAAGTCCAAGGGGTATGAAGCATATGTCACAAAAAGTGGCGGCCTGATGCGCGTACAGCTTGGGGCGTTCGCTGTGCGGCAGAATGCGGCCAACTATGCCGCGAAGCTTAACGCACAGGGCATTACTGCCTTTGTGGTGCGAAAGGAGGTGAAATAACTATGAGCATCTTTTTATTGGCTGTAGTAATGGCTGTAATCGTCGAAGCTATCATTGAGTACGGCAAAACAATTTGGGCTGCAGCTGAAAAAAAGGCATACAAAACGGTTGTTACGCAGCTTGTTGCCATTGCACTTTCGGTATGCCTTTGTCTTGCTGTACAGGCTGATGTGTTTGCCGCACTCGGTATCAACTTCAATGTGCACTGGCTCGGCATTTTGTTGACTGGTATTTTTGCCAGTCGTGGCAGTAACTATGTGAGCGATTTTGTGAAAAAGATTCAGACTACAATCGGGAGGTAAAGTTTGAAAAAACTGTTTATTTCACAGCCGATGCATGGCAAGACAAATGAACAAATCAAGGCCGAAAGGGTATTTCCGTTGCCTTGGCCGAAAAAACACTTTGGGAAAAGTTTGAGGTTATTGACTCTTTTTTTGAAGATGCTCCAGTTAATGCTGCGCCGCTGTGGTTCCTTGCAAAAAGCATTGAACTGCTATCTACTGCGGATGCAGTGTTTTTTGCACGTGGGTGGGAAACAGCGCGCGGCTGCATCATCGAGCATATGTGCGCAATCCAATATGGTGTGCACATAATCTAAAAGCCCGTAATTCCGAGTAATCCACCTGATCACCCCCAAAAAAAAGAAAAGGTGGATTTTAAATGAATAGTCCCATCGGGTGGATTGGTGGTAAGCGCTCATTGCGCGCCACCATCCTTGAACGATTTCCCAAAGATGGAGTTGGCCGGTATATTGAAGTGTTTTTTGGTGCTGGGTGGGTATTCTTTGGACGTGAAAAACATCTCGGACAGCTCGAGGTCATCAATGATAAGGATGGCCAACTAGTTAATTTGTGGCGCTGCATCAAATACCACCGAGCAGCGCTTCAGGAAGAACTGGCATGGATTCTTTCTTCACGCGAAACATTCCAGAATGCCCTCTCTCAAGTTTATGTATCCGGCCTTACAGATATTCAAAGGGCCGCTAGGTATTTTTACCTTATTAAAACATCCTTTGGCTGCGACAAGTGTACTTTTGCCACGGCGGGGAAAAGTATTCAAACCAGCCTAGATTACCTCACAAAGGTGCAGGAACGCCTTAAGGGAGTTATTATCGAGAATCGAGACTTCGATCCTATTTTGAAGACGTATGACCGCATTGATGCTCTGTTTTATTTAGATCCACCATACCTCGGGACAGAGCATTATTATGATAGTAGCAGCACATTTGTTGAGGAGGATCATGCACGTTTGGCCGCAGCTCTTAAAAAACTCAAGGGACGTTTTGTATTATCGTATAATGATGATCCTTACATCCGCAAACTGTATGAGGGCTGGTGCAGCGTGGAGTCCATTGAACGCCGAAATCTGCTATCTGGTGCGGGTAAAAATCAAAAGAACTTTGCTGAATTGATTATCCGCAATTACTAA